TACCTATGGAGGTATAACACATGGCGGTACTTAAAAACTGCAAAGTAGAGTGGGCTTCTATAACTGTCCCAAACACAACCTATGAACCAGTGTATACAGTCAATGCACTGTTGGATGACAAAACTGCTAGTGACTTTGAGAAGCGTGGCTTCAAAGTAAAAGACACTGAGAATGGTAAAGCAGTTGTTATTAAAAGAAAGGTTGGTGGCCCAAATGGTATGACTCGTCCGGCTCCAAAACTATTTGATAAATCTAAGAATGAAATAGATATATCAGTTGGTAATGGATCAACCTGTAATATTCAATACAAAGAGTGGGAAGTTCAGCGACAAGGACAAACCTTTAAAGGTCTTGATCTTCAAGCTGTACAAGTTCTTGACTTAGTATCTTACAATCAAGCAGGTGATGAGTTTGATGTCGAAGAATCCTTAGAGGAGGATGATGAACTATGAATGTAACTCCTGAAACTCCAAGATTCAGGACTGACGAGGGAGACTTTAATGTCTCCCTTTTCAGCGATGAAGGTAAATTAAAATTTAAATTAGCGCAGAAAGCTATCACTGAACTGTCTGATTTAAGTGATAGAGTTATGATACAACGAGAAGCATTGCAATCATTACGCCAAAGCATTATGGATAATGAATGTAATGATGATACACTTATTAAACCTGAAAGAGCGAGGAATGCTACAGGACAATATAAAGCTGATGATCCTTCTACACCGGATGTAAACGAAGCATATGTTCAGCCTGATCAAGAGGAGTAAGCATGGCTTTTGTTAAATCAAATTTACCCTGCCCTGAGTGTGGGGGGAGTGATCCTGTCGGTCTGAATGATGATGGTTCAGCTTGGTGTTTTAGTTGTACAACACATTTTAAAGACTATGAAGGTGCTTGTAATACTAGCTTCACTCCAGAGAATGATTTTTGTAAACAGCCTGTAGACATTAAACCTTACAGGAATAATGCTATGAATAATGCAGAAGGAGAGTTTGTAGCTCTTACTGATAGAGGTATATCTTTAAACTCAGCTAAGACTTTTGGAGTCAAAGCTATAAAGAACTTACAAGGAGAAATAGTTAAACATCTTTATCCTTATTATATAGCCAATGAAATTGTAGGTTATAAAGTAAGAGAACAAAACAAAATGTTTACATGGAAAGGAACTGGACAAGGTAGTGGATTGTTTGGTGAACAGCTATGTCAATCAGGCGGTAAGTTTATAACTCTTGTTGAAGGTGAGTGTGATGCTATGGCAGCATACGAATTGCTTGGTTCCAAGTGGCCTGTAGTTTCTATTAAGAATGGGGCGGGTGGTGCAGTCAAAGATGTTAAGCAATCCCTTGAGTTCCTAGAGAAGTTCGACACAGTTGTAATTAATTTCGACAATGATAAACCGGGCAGGGATGCAGCTAAGAAAGTAGCTAGGATATTAAGTCCGGGTAAAGCTAAGATAATGAATTTACCAGAGGACTTTAAAGATGCCAATGATATGCTACGCAAAGGCAGTTCCCATGCTTATACTACCGCTTGGTGGAGTGCTAAGATATATACTCCTAGCGGTGTGGTTAATGCCGGAGATTTAAAAGATAAATACTTTAACAGAGAAAAGAAAGAGTCTGTCCCTTATCCGTGGGAAGGTTTAAATCAAAAGCTCTATGGCCTTAGATCAGGTGAGCTAGTTACTCTAACTGGCGGCACTGGGCTAGGCAAGTCTAGTATTACCAGAGAGTTAGAGCATTGGCTTATAACTCAGACTCAAGATAATGTAGGTATAGTAGCCCTTGAAGAACATGATATGAGGACATTGGATTGTCTTATGCCTATTGAGGCTAATGATAGGCTGTATATAGATCACGTTAGAGAAGGCTACGATCAAAAATATTTAGATGAAATTTATAATAAAATTTATAGTGATGGTAGAGTGTGGATTCATGCTCACTTTGGCTCTAATGATATAGACGAAATCTTTAGTAAGATTAGGTTTATGATTATAGGTTGTGACTGTAAGTGGGTAGTAGTAGATCACTTACATATGCTTGTATCAGCTACCACTGAGGGCGATGAACGTAGAACCATAGATAGTATTATGACTAAGCTACGATCTATCGTTGAAGAAACAGGGGCGGGTATGATATTAGTCTCACACCTAAGAAGGGTTGAGGGTAATAGAGGACATGAGAATGGTGTTACTGTAGGACTCAATCACCTTAGAGGTTCTCAATCTATTGCTCAGTTATCAGATTGTGTTATAGCTCTTGAGCGTAACCAACAGTCTGATGATCCTATAGATTCTCAAACAACTCATATGCGGATACTTAAATCTAGATATACTGGTGACGTTGGTATGGCTACTCATTTGCTGTACGATCAGGATACTGGTAGACTTAAAGAGTTAGATGCCGCAGACTTTGAAGATGATGGAGAAGAGTTATGACCTCTTTAGTATTTGACATAGAAACAGATGACTTAAATGCCACTAAGATTTGGTGTTTAAGTACCTGTGATGTCGATACAGAACACGTTTGTTCTTATTGGGGTGACAAACTTGATAAGGGTCTTCAAGCTTTACAGGATGCTGATAAACTTATAGGTCATAACATTATAGGTTTTGATATACCTGTACTGAAGAAACTTACTGGCGTTGATTTGTCCGGCAAAAAACTAATAGATACTTTAGTTCTTTCTAGATTATTCAATCCAGTACGAGAAGGTAATCATGGCCTTGAGTCTTGGGGCTTTAGATTAGATTGCCCTAAGATAGAGTTTAATGATTACCAAACATTCTCTATTGATATGGTTAAGTATTGTGAACGTGATGTATTACTTAACAAAAGAGTTTATGATGCTTTGAGTAAAGAGAAGCATGGATTTTCTAGAGACTCTATAGACTTAGAACAAAGCATAGCAGGTATACTAACTAAGCAAAGAGATAAGGGATTCTTGTTAGATGTTAAGTTTGCTACGCTTTTGTTGGCTACATTAAAAGATAAGTTAGATGCTACAGTTGTAGAAGTGCATAAAGAATTTAAACCAGAGGAACATACTTTAATTCTTTATCCTGTTAAAACTAAAGCAGGTAAACTATCTAGGATGGCTGTAGCTTCTGATGGTAGTAAGTATAGGTTAAACTCTGATGAGTATGATGCTTTAGAAGCTCACGATCAAGTCGCAAGAATTAGTCGAACAGAGTTTAATCTAGGTTCTAGAAAACAAATAGGAGAATACTTACAGAAGTTTGGTTGGAAGCCTAGTAAGTTTACTCCTACTGGTCAGCCTATTGTAGATGAATCAACTCTTAAAAGAATAGATTCTATACCTCAAGCTAAACTTATAGCTGACTACTTGATGTACCAGAAACGTATAGCTCAAATTAAATCTTGGTTAGATAATGCAGATGATGATGGTAGAGTTCACGGCTTTGTTAATCACAATGGAACTATAACAGGGCGTATGACTCATAGAGAACCTAACCTTGCACAAGTTCCTAGTTCTAGCTCTCCTTATGGAAAAGATTGTAGAGCTTGTTGGATAGTACCCAAAGGTTATAACCTAGTAGGTATAGATGCTTCGGGGCTAGAACTTAGGATGCTTGCACATTATATGAACGACAAGGAGTTCACTGATGAAATTTTACACGGAGACATACACTCCGCTAATCAAAAAATTGCAGGACTTAAATCTAGAAATCAGGCGAAAACTTTTATATACGCCTTCATATACGGAGCAGGAAATGAAAAAATTGGAAGTGTGGTTGGGGGAAGCAAACAAGATGGTCAACGACTTAAACAACGCTTCCTTGATAATCTCCCATCACTTAGAACTCTTAAAAACAGAGTTACGAGAGCAGCAGCAAAAGGTTTCATCAAAGGGTTAGATGGTCGTAAGATTTATATTAGATCAGCACACTCAGCCCTCAATGCTTTACTACAGGGCGGTGGTAGTATAGTAATGAAGAAAGCTTTAGAGCTTTTAAACCAATACATTATAGAACATAATCTTGATGCTCACTTTGTCGCTAACATACATGATGAATGGCAGATAGAAGTAGCCGAGAAAGATGCTGATACAGTAGGTAAGCTAGGAGTTAAAGCTATACAACAGGCGGGACTTGAGTTTGACATGAAGTGTCCTTTAGATGGTGAATATCATATAGGAGATAACTGGAGTGAAACACACTGATAATTTAAATAGTCAAGTAGAGATGTTTACTAAGGCTTATGATATAGAAGGCAACGAATTAAAAGGAAGTCATCAAAAAATATATGACGCTATGAAAGATGGAAAGTGGATGACCTTAGAGACTCTGGCTAAGAAAGTAGGAATGACAGGTTCAGGAGCTTCTGCCTGTATGAGAAACTTACGAATGCCTAAATTTGGTAGCTACACAGTAGAGAGAAAGCATATAAAGGGAACACTTTATAAATACAGGTTAGTATTATGAAACATAATCCAAGTAGAGTAGGTGATTTAGCAGAGCATTATGCTATTACATGGCTATGGGATAATGGCTATCATGTCTTTAAAAACTGTGGGTGTACTGGCCCTGTAGATATTGTGGCTATGTCTCCAGAAGGGGAGATAACTTTAATAGATGTTAAGTCCTATAAAGATACTAGGCTTTCAGGTAAAACAGATATACAGAAAAAACTAAATGTGCAATACTTACATTACAATTCCAAAAGTCGCAAGTGTAGATTTGTGAGGCATAAAAAATGGATGACTTAGTTCAAGACATATACGAAACTATAGAACCTTTATCAGATGGTGAAGCTATAAATATATCTGAATATCAAATAGAAGTATTTGGCAAAGCTATGGAAGCTGCGCTTCGATCTTGGGCTAACCCAACTTACAGAGATTCTAACTTTAATATTAGAATGTCTAATGTTGGTAAGCCTGTTAGACGTTTATGGTTTGATAATAAATATAAAAATACACACTCTGATTCTAAACCTAATGCTCAAACACAGATTAAATTTCTTTACGGGCATATGCTAGAAGAGTTAGTTAAATTATTTGTAATTATATCTGGTCACGATTTAACAGGGGAACAAAAAGAAGTTGTTGTTGATGGCGTATCAGGACATATAGATTGTATAATAGATGATGAAGTAGTTGATATTAAAACTGCATCAGGCTTTGCATTTAATAAATTTAAAAACGGAACACTAAGAGATGATGATCCTTTCGGTTATCTAGGACAGCTTGCAGGTTATGAGGAGTCAGAGGGTACAAGTAATGGTGGTCTTCTTGTTATTAATAAAGAGAACGGTGAGCTTTGTTTCTATCAACCAGAAGATTTAGATAAACCAAACATAAGAAATAAAATTAAATCTATAAATAAAGCATTAAAGGATTCAAATCCTCCGGCAGAGTATTGTTATAGTACTGTGCTTGATGGAGTTAAAGGTAATGAAAAGCTAAACAAAAACTGTGCTTGGTGTCCACATAAGTTTGAGTGCTATAAAGATTCTAATAATGGTAAAGGTTTAAGAATCTTTCAGTATTCTAAAGGCTACGCTTTTCTTACTAAAGTTGTAGTAGAACCTAAAGTACAGGAGCTAGACCATGAATTTAAAAACTTGCAAGAAGATACGGAAACAATCTAAAGTTGTACTAGTAGAGTGGTTTAAGACTTTAGTATCTGAAGAACAATCTAAAGATATAAACGAACGTAATATACTTTCGTACCTATCACATCAAACACACATCTTTGCTAACAAACAAATGAGATTAAGTGCTTACTCTTTTAAGTGGACTGTTAAGAGAATCAAAGCTTTAGTAAAGAAAACTAACATGGACGTTGACAAAGTGAGGTTAAAGGACATTGACCAAAAAAAGAATACGCAAAGGATTTAGAAAGCCTAGAGTTAAACGGCCTAAAGAAAAGAATGTTCCTCCTAGTTATGATTCTAATTGGGAACATGAACTTCATAACGGCCTTCTTAAACAATGGGATCATCATACTAAACAAGTATCGTACATAATTGAACACGTTTACGAACCTGACTTTGTTAGAATTATGGGTAATCAAATAATTCTTTTAGAAGCTAAAGGTAGGTTCTGGGACTTTGCAGAATACAGTAAATACATATGGATTAAAAAGGCTTTACCGCCCAATACTTCATTAGTATTTTTGTTTGCCAATCCTTCTGCTCCAATGCCACAGGCTAAAAGAAGAAAGGATGGTACTAAAAGAAGTCATGGTGAATGGGCTTCCGCAAATGGATTTGATTGGTATAGTGAAGACTCATTACCTGATAAGTGGATAGACATAAACTATCGTAAAGATAATACTTTAAATATTGAAAGTGAATAGGAGACACTATGAGTATTGATGATGCAACACCTCAAGAATGGGATGAAGTTAATAAAGAACTAAAAAAAGATGAAGGAAAATCTTTTCTTGCTGACCTTTGGAACAGCCAATCAAATGATGAAGTAAATCATCCTACTCATTATAACAATGGTAAGGTTGAATGTATTGAAGCAATAGAAGCAGCTTCTACTCAGGAAGAATTTGAAGGATATTTAAGAGGTAATGTATTAAAATATGTTTGGCGGTTTAAATACAAAGATAATATTAAAGACTTGCGTAAAGCTCGTTGGTATTTAGACAAACTTATAGAAAAGGTAAACGAAAATGTGGGATCGGAAAGCTGAAAGAACCGAAAGGTACAACAGAAAAAAGAACTCAATAAAACCTAAACCTAAGAAGCAACCTATAAAAAAGAAGGAGAAGAAACCTAATGACTGAGAAGATTGGAGTTCAGCCATACTTAGGGATAAGAATAGATTACGGCAAGGAAGATTTATTAAATACTTTTACAAAAGAAACCATAAGAGATAGATACTTATGGGAAGGAGAAACTCATGCTCAAGAGGCTTTTGCTCGTGCCAGTATTTTTGGTGGAACTTATATGGGGAATACTGACTTTGATCTTGGACAGAGACTTTACGAGTACGCTAGTAATCTTTGGTTCAGTTTCAGTACTCCTATACTTTCTAACGGGGGAACCTCTCGCGGTTTACCTATCAGTTGCTTTCTTAATTATGTACCTGATTCAAGGGATGGTCTTTCTGTTCACTATGATGAGAACATATGGCTTGCAAGTGGAGGTGGAGGCATCGGTGGATATTGGGGTGATATTCGCAGCAATGGTGTGGACACTTCTAACGGTAGTAGGTCTACTGGATCAATACCTTTTATGCACGTTGTAGATTCTCAGATGTTAGCCTTTAATCAAGGTGTTACAAGAAGAGGAAGCTATGCTGCTTATATGAATATATCTCATCCTGAGATAGAAGAATTTATAAACATGAGAAAAACTACTGGCGGCGATTTAAATAGAAAATGTTTAAACTTACACAACGCTGTTAATATATCTAAAGAATTTTTAGATGCAGTAGAAAAAGATTCTGAGTGGAGACTAATAGACCCTAAGACTAATACCGCAGTTAAGATAGTATCTGCCAGAAACTTATGGTTTCAAATACTACAGACTCGTATGGAAACTGGAGAGCCTTACTTAATTAATATAGATAATTGTAATGCTGCTCTACCAGAAGAACAAAAGAAATTAGGGTTAGAAATTAAACAGAGTAACTTGTGTTCTGAAATAACTTTACCTACCAATGAAGAAAGAACTGCTGTCTGTTGTTTGTCTAGTGTTAACCTAGAGCATTTTGATGAGTGGTCTAAAGTAGATACCTTTATTCCTGATCTTATAACTATGTTAGAT